GCAGCAGCTAGTGGACCTTGCCCGAATAATAGTGGAAACGCACCACTAATTAATGCACTTGTTATTCCGCTTCCTCTACCAAATCCTGCTGGTCCAGGTAAGACTTGACCTCCCCTACGATTAAGTGGAGAACTTGGTCCAATAGGATTTCGTAATGCTTGATTTAATCTTCGTGCTTCAGACGTAGTCCTTCTTTCTTCCGCCTTTATAGTTTGCAGCGTTTGTTTATTTCGTGCTACTTCCGATCCAATAAGTTTTTTATTGTTTTCTATGCCTCGTTTTCTGGATTTGTTTATTCTTTCTTCAAACATGGCAGCTTTTTTGGCTGATGTTGCTGTAAATCTTATACCTCCAGTACCATCACGGCTTACAATTCTACCTGCATCAGTTAATCTTTCTGGAATTAAGCGTTTAATTCCTCTGGCTTCAGCGTTTAACATAGAAGCACTGGGTAATCCTTTGGGTTGTCTGAGTGCTGTTTGTTGATCTATAACTGCTGCTGTCCTGCCACCTAACTTTCCTGCTTTACCAGATAACCTTATAAGATTCATTCCAGCAGATTGCAGGTTTACCTGTTTTTCTTTAGATCTTAGGCTTACCTGTTTTGCTTTTTCTACTGTTACCTTCTTTTCAGCAGCTAATATTTTATTTGTAATTAATAAATCCTCTCTACTCAATAAAATTTCTTTGTTAGCTAAATCAAACTCTTTCGCGTTTATCTTTTCGGTTGCTCGGGCTAGTTGGTCTTTTGTCTTCTTAATATCTACCATTTTAGATGTTACTTTCTTGATTCCAGTCTCTACAACTAGCTGCTTATTTCTAAGTTGTATTTGCTTTATTTCTTCCTTAGTTTCCTGCTGTTGTAGCTTTAAAGCAGCTTCAGCTTCAGATAATTGTTTTTTACCTTGACCTTGCTTTACTTTTCCGACCTTATCTATCTTTACACCTAAGTCTTTTAACTGCTTGTCTAATGTCTTGGTATCTAACTGTATATTGACTTTGTAATTAGCAGCCACAACTATTTATACTAAATAATTATATATTAGCGTATCCTACGAGTCTGGGCTTGTCTCTTTGCTTTTTCGTAGGCTTCTTCTTCACGTTCAGCTTTCAAGCTAAAGTACGCGTTCCATGCATACAACTCTTGTACTGACATTCTTTCTCGTAGTTCTCTGTATGTATAACCTAAATTTTCAGCTATAAAAAATTGTAAGAATAATAAATTATTCTCCTTCAGTTGTGCTTTTTACGGCATCAGGACTATCCCCCTCGTCCATGCTTTGCATCTTAGTCATAACATCTATCAATACTGACATAGGGATCTCTCTTCTTAAAACAGGTAAATCTCCTGCTGTGAACATTCTTGCACCTGATTCATCTTCAGCTTTTGTAATTATTACCTGAAGAGCGAAGTCAAGACTACCTTCTTCCTGGCCTTTATTCATGGCTATTAATGTACTGTTTATGGTGTCTCTATCAGCTATAGTTATAGGCTTCCAAAATATTTTTAAAATGAGCTTTTCCCCCTTAAAGATAGAGTAGCTACTACGTTCTTCGATACTAAAGGCTTGCTTCAGTTTGTCGATTGCTCTTACTGTTGGCATAAAAAATTAAGTCTATTCTTGTACTATAGCTTAATATGTTTTAGCTGTCTCAATAAAAATCTCTGACAAAAGTATTTGTACTTGCTGTAAAGCCCTTTAATCTGAATCCCTTATCAATATCCTTAAATATCAAACTTGTCTGTGTGTAAACATCGTACCAATCAGGGATATTTGGTATTGGTGTCGTTCTAGCTCCCTTTTTAAATAGTTGTTTATAAAATATTTTATCGGTCTTACTCTTGGCTTTATTTATAACAAAGGCTGCATAATCTGTCTCATTACCTATAAATACAGGACTCTTAAGGCTTTGTCTTATTCTCTTGCCAGACTGACTATACTCTCTAAACAATTCACCAGTAAACCTTTCTTGTGGTCCGTCCGCTAAATCGCCTACATCTTTTCTAGGTTTTGTTGCTTGTACCTCAGTGCCACTCACGATCCAGGATTGTGCAAAAGTTCCTGTCCAGTAAGGGCTTCGGTTCATTAAGGATTCCTGTATCTCAGCAGCAGCCTCGGCTCTCGCTTCGGTTATCAGTCGTCTTAAATCGTTAGGTAGCTGTCTTAAATCCTTTACATTAGGCATTGGCAGAGAAATCGCAGTTTATGACACTTAAGTAATGTGAATCACGTTCTGTTGTTACTGCTGTTGGACCTTCAATTGTTCCTACTCTAGGAGTTACTGAAAAAGTATCTGTATAACTAGATTCGTTTACTGAAATTAAACCATCTATTACAAGTTCAGCTATTGCAGAGGCTACTGCACTTCCTCTATTTGGTGGGGTCATTATTCCGCATCTGATAGTTCCTGAGTAATATTTCTGTGCTGCACCTTGAGTCTGATTAGTTGATTGATTAAAGCTTATGTTGACCATTACATATTTTTTGTTTTTACCTGGGGTGGTGAAGGGAGTATTATCAAATACTACAGTAACAGTTGGATCGGCTGCCTGAACTGTGTCTAGGATTGCTGTTTCAAATGCTGCTCTTGCGTTTACTAAAGTCATTAGAAAATTACATCAATGCGGAACAGGTATTCCTGTCCTCCCTTTAATGTGCGAATATCTGTTATCCTAGCCCCTCTTGTCGATCCAGAAAACGTAAGAGTTATTTCATCTTGAAGTAATGGCTGATTATCACCTATAAGATCTGGTGTTATATACAGTCTTGCTACATTCTCCTGAAACCCTGACTCCTCTGTGGATTGCACAAACTCGATAGGCACTTTTATTGTGTAATTTGTGTCTACTGTTATGTACTCTCCTGTGACATTGTTATAGCTAGATACACCCTTTCGTGTGTAAATGATTGAGGTGTCTAATGAGTTTCCAAGTTGAGACACCACTTGTTTAGCTATTTGTTTAAATGCTGAATCTAACTGTCCTGCCATTATCCTCTCACCACCCTAGTTTGATAAGTACCCGATCCACCTAACATATACGCTCCGAGATAACTTTGTAACCACGGATAAACGTCAAGAATATTATTTATAGTTCCTGCTCCCTGACTATTTGTATTGTACTTCACTTCAATATCACCTAATTTAACTTCAGAGAAATTACCATCTGTTCCTGTTGCTCCTGTAATAGCATCTGTATCATTAGCTAACGCTCTTGCTAATTCATATTGTGCATACTTGATATTTAAAGGTATAACACTACAGGTAAGTTCGACTCCATCAACAATATAGTTATTTCTAGGAAATTTTAATGCCTGACCATTATCACATCTTTTACCATAGAAAACTAATGTTTCTATCCATCTAGTAGCTGCTATTAAGGATCTATTCTTCTGATCGTCTGTTTTGTTTGTCCACGTGCTTGAATCTGGAACGGTTTCAAAATAACTGTTAGCTTCAGTCAATGTGACATAGCTATTAGCATTTTCACCTTTTATAGTTGCATCTATAGTTGCTGCCACGATTGATAATTAAATTTAGTTTTATTGTAGCGTAAAGAAAAAACCCCACCAATAATTGATGAGGCTTATTCTTATTTTCAACTATGAAATATTTGTTGTATTCATAGGTGAGTTTACTGTGATTTGAACTAAAGGTATTAGATCAGTGTCATAAGTAGCTTGCCACTTATTAGCTGTCGCTAAGTTTGCATTAGTTGGGTTGTCAGCAGCATCATTCCACTTAGTACCCATAACATGATATGTGTTGTGGTAATCAAGTGACATAACAGTCTGCTTGGAAAGAATGTTTCTTTCAGCCTCAATTAACTGATCCTTCTGAATACCTTCTTGGATTGCTCCCTGAGATGTTAAGTAACAGAAAAATTCAGTCTGATGACCAGTTGATCCTGGAGCTACTGTGTTTACAGCTTCGTCAACTACAACTGTGCAGCCAGCGAAATTACCAACAGTGCTGTCAGTTACACCAACACCACCGCCACCCCAAGTTACTGCACCACCAGTTGATAGAGCAGATGTTGA